CTACATAGATAAAATTACTTGTGCTATCGCAACTTACTTTATTATAAATATTATCAAACGGAATTATGTACTCATCTGTAGCCGCATCCCGTATTGCATAATAAGTAGTCGAAGGTAAATGTTTAACTGTTTGTGTAGGAAATAAATTTGTTGGAGATTTTTGTGGATATTTATCTCGAGCATATATTCTAACCTTAGTTATCTCAGTATCTTTATACGTTGGTTTTGTTTTGCTATATGTTAAATATGACTCTAAATCTACCGACGACAACGATCCTGTTGTAAAAGTGCTGTTATCCCAGTACATAGTTAATCTAGGCACATATATAGTATGAGTTTCACGACTAAAAAATCTAATGATCCCGGTCTTAGTTCCATCAGCTTCATCTGCTTCAGAAAATTTAAGCAAGAATCCATTATTTTCTACAGTTTCGCCTCCACTACCTGATATCCAAGTTTTGATTGCACCAGTTACATCCATGTTAATATCAGTTGGACGGTAACTAAATGTTTCGTCTTCGTCTAAACCTGGCTGATAAAAATATACCGAGTCAAAAGAAGAAGTATCAAAAAAGCCACTTCCTGATTGCCACAACCAACTTCCACCACTACCACTTCCAGAAATATATAAACTAGGTGCACCAGTATTAATAGCTTGACTACTGGATATCCAAGATGAACCAGATAATGTGTTAGAGCCACTTGGAGTAAATGACCACGAATCAAAAGGCGTAGCCCAAGCTATACCATTCGTAGTAGCAGTTGAATCATTTTCAAATCCAGTTCCATTAGTCCATGGTTGCCCCATTAATTTTGCATCTAATGTATATGCTGCAGGTAAATTTTTTGCATGGGTTGTAAATAATTGTAACATAAATTTACAAGAATTTAAATCTGCAGAATACTTAGTAAGAGTTTTAGTAATTTCAGACATATCGAATTTAACGACAAATCTACTTTTTACTAATGTTTCTCCATCAGTATCCAATTGCTTACCAACTTCTAAAATCTCATCTAACCCAGTATTAGAATTTATAAGGCTACTAGCCTCATACATTGTTGCATCGCTATCTGCATAAAATATTCTAAACATAATTACCTTAAATACTAATCATTAAATAACTACCACTACGCCATAATTGTCCTGGGTTGCTTGGATCTGATGTTGGTAATGATCCTGTAATAAATACAATTCCAGATTGTACATCTAATCTTTCGATTGAAGCAGATGTTGCAGACATAGTCGATCCTGACATATATGAACTTGAAATTGCATTAACTACATATGAAGAAGTTTGTGCAGTAGTTACATAAGATGCGGTCTGAGCCAAAGTTACATATGAAGCTGTATCAGCAGTACCAGTTAAATTTGCAGTTAAACTTCCACTAACACCTAATGATCCAGATAATACTATATCTTCCACAGCATTTGCAGTTAACACATCATATACATCAGATACATAACTTGCTGATATTAATCCACCAGCTACAATATTTGTGCGATTATTTCGTATTACGCCCATTTCATAGTCCTTTTAGTATAAATATAATGATATTAAGAACTTACGACTCTACCTCGGATATCTTGATTAGGAAATTTTACTTCGAATATACTAGGATCTAAAGAAGGATAGATTACTCCGTTTCTAGTAGCTGATGCTAAATCATATGCATTACCAGAATAACCTTGATCAGAATCAAACTTATTTTCAAAATAAACATTAACTACTGATAATACACCTGGAACATTTCCTATTAGATTTTGAACTTCGGATTTTATTATAGGTTGATTAATTTGCCAACGATCTATATCAAAATATGTTTTTAATGAATTAACACATTGCAATAAAACTTCATTGCTATTATAATTTGATAATACTGATATTTCAAATCGTAATGCCATATTAATAATAAATGCATCTTTTATATTAATAGCATCAGTAAGCATTCTGTAATATTCTAGATATGTTTTTAAATTATTTTTTACTGCATCATTTAATTCGGTTAATTGTTTAGAAGAATTAAATCCTAGAACATACATATTCATTGCTAATGGATTAGCAATTCTAGTTTCAATTAAGTCTTGTTGAGCAATCTGATCATCAGGTACAATGTATGCTTTTGCTATACTACCAAATTTTGCTGGCATAGAATATGATCTAATAATATAGTCTTCTCTTGTTACTAATCTATTCTGTGTTGCAAAATTACCTAATGCATTATTTTTAATGTCTTGTAATGAATCATTTGTTTTTGCACCAATTGCAGGATTATTATTATTAATTGCTATACTATTTTTAACAAAGTTTACAATACCAATATTATTAGTACTATTAACATCTTCGTCATACTCAATAAAATCTAATTTAGTTAACTCGCCAGCAGCAACATTATCTGTTATTCCATTTCCAACTGTATATGTTACTGTTAATGTTGTATTTGCTGGTGCTTGTCCATATGTTCTAGTATATAAAAAATTTGATGGATCTATATCTACATCGATTCCTCGACGAAATCCTGCTAATCCATTTCCTACGTTATCTGGATTAGGAACAATCTCTTCATCATTATTATCAGATATACCAGCACCAAATTGTAATTCTAATCGGTTATCGCTACGTAATCTCGTAATAAATCTTTTTGATGATTTTCTTAATTTTAATAAACTAGGCGAGCTAGATCGATATTGAACAAAATCTGGATCGTTTTCTAATAAATTAGGAACACTTTCAAATACAGTATCTTGTGCTAAATATGGAACTTCATACCAATTATCACCATCTGATTCCGTAACTGAAATTATATCAATAACATTAGATTCAGATAATACAATTTTATCATATGCAATCGGACTATTAAAAGTAAATCTTGCTGTTTTTACATCTCCGGAAACTGCTTTTGCTGTTTTCTTTAAAAGATAATATGTAGGAAGATTAGTAGACGAGTCTGTTTCATATATGGTAACTTCGGTAGTATCAATCGATGATGAAAATCCAAAATCAATTGAGTCTAATGTTCTAAATGTTGAAGCTCCATTACTTTGCCTGACTCGCATTCCTGGTTTAATTGATAATGTATAATCAAAATTTGGACGTACATTATCACCAGTCCCAGTAGCAGGTACTAATTGAAAAACACTTAAATCAACATAAGCAGGAACTGAATTATTTGCTTTATAACCTAATGTTTTTGCTAAATCATATATATTACCACGTTCAGAAGCTTGTTCTAATAATGATTCTTTAAGATTATCGTCAGCATAAAAAGACAGTACATCTCCTACGTATGCAGCCATTTCTAAAAAAATAGTACCAGGAGACGATTCATTAAAATCTGTATATGTATCCGGAAAATATTGTTTTGTAAATTCAATTAAATTTGTTTTAAATTGATTATAATCTTTACCAATATATGATACATCTTTAGTATTATTCATCCGAGTCTCCTATTTCTATAGTTCCATTTTCATTAGCTGCTAATGTAATATTTTGTCTTTCAAAACCATTCACAGAAAATCCTAATGTTATTTTAACGTTATGTGGCAAAGAAGGTTCATCTTCAACTGTAATAATATCAAGTGCTTCGATATTGATATATGGTAACCAATAATTTATAGGCTCTGTAATTATATCTTCAATTTCTGGTTTTAAATCGTTTACTGCAGGTTCGAATAATATATTTAATAGTTGACTTCCAAAATTAGGTTGAAGATAACGTTCTCCTATTCTTGTTAATAATAAATTTTTTAAATTTTCTAACGCTTGCGTATTTGTAATTCGTATAGATTTAAATACACGAGAACTTCCGCCATTATATGATATACCTAATCCTGTTTGATTGGTATTTATTTCATCTGGCGAAATAACTCGATATGCCATTACAATGCACCGCCTTTATTTTTCTTTTTATCTATTGCTTTCATTAATGCAGAATAATCACGATTCATTACATCTGCAATTACTGGGTCGACTTTCATGTTTTTACCCGTTTCAGGATCTTCCATTATTTGTGGTGCTGAATTATTTCGCATCATTCCAAATCCCTGAGCATCATTTGAAGTAAACGACATTTCCGGCATTCCTTCTTTCATTAAATCAGCATATGATCCTTGTTCACGCAAACTGTCAGTGTCATTTAATACATCTGCAAACTTATTGCGCGCATACATGGTTTCTTTGCGTTTTTTTGTTTTAGGTGCAACTGGAGTATTTCCTGGTTGTTTTGTTTCTGTTTGTAATTCTGTAACTGTGGATTGTAATCCTTCACGAAGAATTTCTGTTAATTCTTCCTTAATAACCTCACGTACGGCTGTTTTAAGTGCTTTTACAAGTGCTTTAGTTTCCATAGGTATTCTTTTTTATTATAAATATATGTATTAGTAATTTACTGGTGTTCCCCAATCCGTATCGGATATTTTTGGTCCATATATATTTTTGTTTGTTTCGTCTATATAATAATCACCAATATTACCAATATCAGTGCTAGGTACACCAACATCATTAATAACTTGGCTAGGAGCTTCTATTAAGTTATCAATTAAATTTCTTTGTTGTTCTAATAATTGTTCTATTTTTTGTTGTCGATCTTGCAAGTCATCTTCAGACACATTAACATTTCGATAAAATTCTGTTTCTGTCATATCTCCATATCCTGCAGTTTGTTTTGATATGTCATTTAAAATAGAATTAGCAGTATCAGTATTAACAACAAATGTTTCATTATTACAAATACTTCCTAATTTATTTAATATAGGACCTAAAGCCGATGATACATTAGATAACATTGATTGTGCAAAGGCAATCAATCCAGTTATAGCTCCTAAAATTCCTAATATGGTAGCCACAACAAATGATGCTACTTCAATTCCCTTTGCTGCAGCTTCTGGTATTGGTATGACATTAATTAATGCTAATGATATTACAACTGCAGAAATTGTTGCAATAATTAATAGTATGTTTACTACGTTTTGTATGTTATTAAACATTGTTTGTATATCTGATATTGTGTCGTTAACACGTTGTATGTCTTGCTTTATATCATTGATCCTAGGATCGCTACATTTAATGTCGTCAGGCAAATCAGTTACTTTGCTTTGTAACTCAGTTAACTGATCAAGCAATTTACTTTGAAGCTCACCTACTTTACCATTCATTTCTCCAAATAAATTTAGTATAGGTTTGACTGCTTGATCGAAAGGGGGTGTTAATGCCATGTTATGTATTCTTTTTTATTGAATAATTAGTACTATTCATTTTAAATATTTTTGATAGTAATCCTGTTATTTTACTTTGTGCTAATGGAGTAGCTAATGAACCTTGAACTATATGTCCTGATTGTAATATCTGAGCTATATCCATTAATATATCCCGCAAAATATCTCCTTGCGGTATTGGAGCTAAATTAGTATCTCCGCCTATATTAACACGATTTGGTGTATTCAATAATATGTCTTTTTGTGAATCAATAACTGCACGATCAGTCTTAGCCCGTAACATTACTCTATCTGCAATGCCGATAAAATTAGAACCAGCAAATGAATTAAATTGTTTTGGAGCCACTGTGCTAAATGTTATATTATTTACTTTTTGGGTACTTGTTAAATATAAAGACGAATTATCTTTTTCAATATCTTCAACAACAAACTCTTTATTATCTAAATTTACTCGACCATTTGATAATATTGTAATAGGAGCACCATTTATATCTCCTGTCCATGTTGGTGATTTATGATAATAAGCATCGTCTGGTATTGTAGATATAGTGCTACCAAATCTAATACTGTTACCCCAACGTCCTTGATATATGATATCTCCTTCATATGGTTGAAGATGTGATATCTTCGTATCAACAAAATTTGTTCCTGCAGGAATATATTGTGGATCATTTTTTGCAATTTCCTGCGCAGTAGCAGTCATACCAGTAGAACGATTATTATTTACACCATCTTGTAAATCCAATGTTTGAATATAATACCAAGATTCAGCTTTATCTTTTTTTCTTCGTAACGCTCGATTAACAGTACGACATATTAGTATTATTTCCCCAACTACTGGAATTTCACTTTTTCTGTTACTCATCGGAACTACATCATATTCATATGTATCTGTATATGTAGTACATGAACGAGCTCGACACATAAACATAGTTGCTCCTGCAGCTATACCTTTATCCCATTTAAATGCATTGTTAATTTCTATTACTTCGGCAATTTCAAACTGTACATTTTCGTTATCATGATGTGACATCGTTATCCTTTAACTTGGATTTTGCTTCTGCAATTTTTTGGTTTATCTCACGATCCTCTTCTTCAATTTTTTCTAATTCATCTTCAAGTTCGTGTGTTAATGTAGTCTCTGCAATTTTAATTAATTGTTGTTTTTCTTCATCTGATAACAATGAATCTGTACCTGAAATTGTTTGACTAGTAGATATATACCGTTGAACAATCGCTGTTAATTTAACTAAATGATCGTCATTTTTAACTGCTACATCTAAGTATTCTTTAATAAGTGGAACTATAATAGTAGCATCCGACGCATTGCGAATTAACGGTTGTAGTTGTGATATGAGTTGATTGATCTGTCGATCTTTCTTTTTTGAATTGTGATAAACGTCATGCATTAGGTCAGCAAAACTGGTACCTTTGAATATTTCTTCATTCTTGTCCATACATGAATCCTTTAATAATAAATATCAAAAAGGTAATTTTATGAATTCTGTATCGGCGTATTGTTTAAATTTTGTTTCGTAAAGATTTTTTAAAACTTTGATTACTTTGGTAATGTTATTAGTTTGAAGACCAGTACGTTCACGAATATAGATATAAAGTGCTTTTTTATTATAATTTTCAATGTTAACACGTTCTTCAAATAAATGCAATATAGAGTCAGCAACATGAATATCGGTTGGATTAGTAAAGATTGAATTTAGATTGTCATAACAATATTCTATATATTCATCCATAAAATACTTTAGTACTGTTGTCATATCATCATTATGCATTTCAGTAGGAATATTTCTTTGTTCATCTAAATCAATTGGCTCTCTATTTTGTTTTACTTTAACATATGCTTTTTGATTTTCAGCAATAAGATAATTAAAAGTTGTTCGAGTGTAATATGAATATGATTTACCTGACTCAGGTTTAAATTTTTCTAAACGTGCAGTTAGGTATGTAACTATATCTGTTTGTAAATCTTGAAATGAACATTTTTGTAATACATATGTTGGCTTTACTTTGTTAATTAAATTTTCTGTAAGCTTCATAAATGGTGGATATATAAATCTTCTATATATCTTTTCTCGCTGTGCTGCACTATCTGATTTATTATAAGCACAAATAGCTACGTCTTGAATACGTGTATAATATGCGTTACTCTTCTTTTTCTTCCGGGGCATCAAATTCCTCTTTTAGTTCGTCTACTACTTGTTTTAATAATTCAAAAGTAGATCCTGTTTCATCATCTTTTTCAAATGCACCTAACCGATCAATGCGTTGCATTGCTTCATGAGTTTGTCGAATTCTC